TTCTGGTGGGGTATACGCCAAGCACGTAAACGTAGAATAGCATGGGAAGAAAAACAAAAGACCATGCCTCAGTTAGATACAGAACAGTATTGGGAGAAAGTACACAATGACAGAAATCGTGATTTATAATATACTATTTTGGGTACCTTATGTATGGGTATGCAGTTTACCAGCAAAACTAATGCAACTAGCAATAGATGGAAATAGCAAATGGAACAACCTAAGTTAATATTACTGTCAGACATTATAGAACAAAAAGTTCGTAAAGAAAAAGAGCTAGAGTTCTATCAAGCAGAATTAGAAAAACTCAAAGAAAAAATGTATTGGCTTCAACGTGATATTGATGTCAACAATATAATCATTGACATGATTAAATCAGATAGTATACTAGATGTAAAAGAGAACATGGAAACAAAATTACTCAAGGATGACAAATGACTTATATCTTAGTAGATAGTCTTAATATGTTTTATCGTGCACGTCACGTAGTACGAGGCGATGACATTGAAACTAAAATCGGTATGGCATATCATATTATGTTTAGTGCTATTAATAAAGCATGGAGAGACTTTAACGGCAGTCATGTTGTGTTTTGTTTTGAAGGACGTAGCTGGCGTAAAGATCACTACGAGCCTTACAAGCGTAATCGTAAAGAAGCACGTGACGCACTAAGTCCACGTGAACAAGAAGAAGATCAAAAGTACTTTGAAGCATTTGATGAACTAAAATCGTTTATGGAAAAACGTACTAATTGTACTGTGCTGCAGCATCCTGCGTGTGAAGCAGACGACTTTATTGCACGTTTTATACAGAATCATCCCAATGATGAACACGTTATTATCAGCAGCGACAGTGACTTTTATCAGTTGCTTGCTAACAATGTAAGTCAGTATAACGGTATTACTAATCAACATATTCGTTTAGATGGTGTATACGATGATAAAGGCAAGCCTGTTGTAGATAAGAAAACTAAAGAACACAAAGTTGTAGGCGATCCTGAATGGTTACTATTTGAAAAGTGTATACGTGGCGATACAAGTGATAATATCTTTAGTGCATATCCTGGTGCACGTAAGAAAGGTACTAAAAATAAAGTTGGACTACTAGAAGCATTTGAAGACAAAAATGATAAAGGATTTAATTGGAATAACTTTATGCTGCAAAAATGGGTAGATCACGAAGGTGTTGAGCACCGTGTACTAGATGATTATCAACGTAATCGTGAACTAATCGATCTTACAGCACAACCTGCAGAGATTAAAACAGTACTAGATGAAACTATTGTTAATCAAGTACAGCGAGTTCCTGTAAGCGGCGTTGGTATTCATTTTATGAAGTTTTGTGGTAAACACGATTTACAACGTGTAAGTGCACAAGCAGAAGCTCATGCAGAGTATTTGAATGCCGCTTATTAAAGTATGCCGTGCAACAATACCGCATGGCATATTAACGACAAACTTTGAAGTAGAAGACGTAGTTGACACTTGGATTAAATCAGGCAAAGGAAAGTGGGTTAGTGAAAATTGTAAAGCATTAACAACTGAAGTTAATGATAGTTGGGCAGATGGTTCATTGGCAGTTACTATAATAGCAGACTTTACAAGAGAACAGCACATAACCTATAAACTTATGTGGTTACATGAAATATAAAGCAAAACCAGTATTAGAAGATAAGTTTTGGATAGTTGAAGCCAACGGTAGCAAGATTGGTACACTTAAAGCTGTAAACGATAAATATATATTATATAATAGCTATAATAACTCAGAAACAACATATGAGAATTTAGACGATTTTAAAATCGAAACTAAAAAGTCAAAGACTTTTATAAACGAAACTGTTTACGGCTATCCCGCTAACACTGAGCAAGCGCACGATATCGACCTACTAGATAATGTGCCTATCTATAAGAAAACAGCCAGTTCTAGCGTATATTTTGCGGCCGGCTACTATTGTTTGCTATTTCCGATGGGTTGGAGACCAAGTTTTTGTCCTAGAGCAGATACGCTACAAAAGTATACATATTCCGGACCGTTTAAGAACGAGTCGGATATGAATTTGGCTATGAAGCGTAAAGGGCAAGAAAATGAAATATCTAATAACTAGTTTTGTTGTATTACTTTCTACTAGTGTGTTTGCACAAGAGACTGATAGAACATATTTTTTTACTAGAGCCGAGTGTTGGCCAAGTGAAAAATTTATGTCAATGGTAATGACCAGATGGAACGAAGAAGCACTGTTTACCGGAACTAGTATGACGTTTAGTCAAGATGGCAGATCATTCCCAGGCGGAATGATGTTTTTTGTAAATCAAGATAGTGGCACATGGACATTAGCAAATCTATACCCAGACGGTACAATTTGTATACAAAACGCAGGTACTGATTTTTCTCCTTTTAGTATAACAAAACCCAAGGGAGAAAAAGGATGAATTGGTTAATCGTGGTAATATTTGCCACAGTCACAGGAGATGTGTATATTTTCACAGATCCAACATTTGAAACAAGACAGCAATGTGTAGATAGTGTTAGAAGCACAGAAGATCAACAAGGTTATATACGCCAACTTATGAGAGAATATGGCGAAGTGATGCCAATAGCGGGTGTAAACTGTCTACAAGAAGATACAATAAAAGAAATACTTGAAAAGCATCCAAATGCACCAGTAAAACAAGGTAAAGCGACTTAATTCTGTACTACTTTAATAAATATATTAAAGCAGTATAGAAAGAGTGAAAATGGCTAGACCTAAACCAAAAATTTTAATGGAGTGGACAGACCCCAAGACATTCCGTAGTGAACAGTTATTAGATGCAGATGCAATATATGCAGTATTTCACGACGGTAAACCTATTAACTTACGTAGTTTAAATAGTTTATCAAATTATCCAGGCCCTAAGTATAAAAAAGTATCGTTTAGTAATAGCGGACATGCATTTAACTTAGCAGAACGATTAAACAAATTATATAAAACTGATAAGTTTGAAGTAATTAAACTCACACAAGGTGAGGTAATAAAAGAAGATGACACCGGACTTTTATAACAGTGTATTAGCACATGCTAAAACAATGGAATACGGTGACCGAATGTCTCTGAGAAATATCTTTAAAAATTATAGAAATGGCAAAGGCCTCAACTTAACAAAGTTTGGGGTCGCTGTTTTGAATGACATGGGCTTTGAAAGTGAACACTTTATGCTTAATGTAGAGCCTAAGTTCAATGCACATCTGCGTATATTGTTGGATAGATACAACAAATATCCTTATTACATTAGTAGACGTGAGTTAGTATTGTATGGAAGTGAAGATCGTATGTTATACAAATTGTACGGACATGACTTAACTGCATGGGTTGAACATATGGAAGAAAATATGAAAGAAGAGGGAGGCTGAATTTTCATTGTTATGATCTTTCAGCCTTCAAGGCCGTTACTTACGGTTCCAGATACCCCAAAGTACCCAGATCGCAATCAAGCCCATTAGGCCTTCTGCGCCAAGTGTTGACAGCATACCTGCTACGTTAGCAACTACACTAGTCTCTGGAAAGAATGGAATTGCGCCCATGCCTAGTACTTCTACTACGATCATAAGTGCTGCAATTGAAAGACCTACATCTGCAAGTCCTGCTGCCCATGCTTTTACTTTGTTCAACATATCCATGATATATCTCCCTTCCTTTTGTTGGCTACGGATTTTATTTTACCCGTAATAGTACTTATCTAAATCTGCGTTAAATTAACGCAGGGTAAGATATCTTGAAAAGGTTAAATTATGTTGATCCGTAAATTGTACCGTTATTTGTTAATGAAACAGATGAGCCAGTTATAGCAGCACCACCAGCACCGCCAGTTGAACCCCCATCTGCGCCGCCTCCAGCAGCACCCCAGCCGCCTCCGCCTCCACCGCCGCCTGATATACTACTATGGTGAATATCAAGCACACCTTCGCCGCCCACAGAACCGCCTGATCCGCCTGCACCACCGCCAGCGGTACCAACATCTCGCAAACCAGGTGCACCACCAGTGCCAGGAAGTATACGTCCTCCGCCGCCGCCGGAACCAGACTGATCAGAACCCCAACCTTGGCCACCGCCACCTCCGGCTCCGCCGCCTTGGCCACCATCTGGATCGTTCCAAGCTGGATTACCTGGGCCAAGTGTACCGTTTCCACCTGATTGATTTATACCACCGCCTGTGCCGCCTGCGGTTCCATTTGCAGAACTGCCGCCATTACCGCCGCCTGCGCCGCCGCCTCCGCCACCGCCGGCTCCTGGACTTGGCCATTTTTTGCCACCTCCACCTCCACCTCCGCCTCCAGCGATGAAAGAATTATTAGTAATAGATACACCAGATGCAGACACACTAATAGCAGGGCCGCCTGCACTGCCAGGACTGCCAGGAGAGCCGCCGTCACCGCCTTTACCAATAATATTACCGTTATTGATAATAGTTAAATTTGATGTATTAACAGTTAAAGCTGCAGTACTAGTGCTATCAGAATATATCCAAACACCACTATTAATAATTAATGTATCACCGCTTGATAGACCAAGTGAACTTGTCGACGTACCGCCAGACTGATTACCAGTCACTGAAATAGTTTGGGGAGGCGGAGCTACAGATATAGATACAGTTGCATTATCGGAGCCGCCTGAACTTGATGCTGACAACGTATACGATGTGCTACTAGTAGGACTTACCGATGTACTACCGCTTGATGAATTTACCGATCCAACGTTACTAATAAAAGCACTTGTTGCATTACTAATTGACCACGATAGTGTAGAGGAATCACCTTCGATAATACTAGAAGGTGAAGCAGTAAACGAATTAATAACAGCAGGTGGTACATATTCTTCAGCACCATAAAAATCTGAAAAACTTATTGTGCCAGACGAAGGAATAGTATTAGGATCAGTTGCTAAACTAGATACGTTAGATCCGCCTTTGTAATATTCGGATATACTAGTTGGACTAGAATCTCCAAATTCATTTTGAATATTAGCAAGACTTATTGATCCGCTACTTTGCAATGCCATACTGCGATCCTCTTTTTTATATTTATTATGATTTTTTTTAAAAAAGATGCATTTAGGTATTGACATCCAAGACATCTTACACTATATTATATATGTAACAAGAAGGAGAACACGATGTTTAGAATTCCAGATTTTCATGTTGTAGAGATGACGTTCGACGAAGCAAAGTCAACACTTTCTCGTTTAACAGAAGGCGGCTTGCTTTCTGGACTTGAGTACATGAACAAAAAATGGGACGAGCATTGTGTTACCGAAGATGCAGACGACGACGATTTCTATAGCATGTGGTGTTATGAGTGTAGTGCTTTTAACATTGTATTCGAAAAAATGGCACCTCTTTTTGCAGAAAAGTAAAAAAAGTAGTTGACACTGTCTTTAACATATAATAAGCTATACATGTAAAACACCAACCCAGGAGTATTAAACATGGATTTACAAACACGTACAATTAAACTTTCCGAGCTAACAAAGTATGCAAAGCATCACTTTGCTACCAAGCGTCCAATTATGGTTTGGGGTCCTCCCGGCATCGGCAAGTCAGATACATTTAAGGGTATCAAAGAATCATACGAAGCAGAAGGCAAGTCTTGCTTACTAATCGACTGCCGACTGTCTCTTTGGGAGCCAACCGACCTTAAAGGTTATCCTTACTACAATCAGGAAACAAACCGTATGAGCTTTAGTGCTCCGGACGAACTTCCCTCCGAAGAAGAAGCTGCAGAATACGATATCATTATTTTGTTCCTAGATGAACTTAACGGTGCAGCGCCTGCAACACAGGCTGCAGCATATCAGCTAATCCTTAACCGTGCAATTGGCAAATATCGTTTGCCCGATAACGTTGTTATCGCTGCAGCCGGTAACCGTGAGACAGACAAAGGTGTTACATATCGTATGCCTAAGCCGTTAGCAAACCGCTTCCTACACTACGAAGTACGTGTAGACTTTGAGGACTGGTTTGACTGGGCAGTATTGCACAATCAGCATCCAGATGTAATTGGTTACCTAACTACGTTCAAAGAGGACTTGTACAAGTTTGACGCTACAAGTTCAGATCGTTCGTTTGCTACACCTCGTTCATGGGAGTTTGTATCCGATACAATTCAAAACACAGACGGGTTTACAGAGGAAGAAGTAACCGATATGGTTGCTGCAGGTATCGGCGAAGGTACTGCTCTTAAGTTTAAAACACACCGTCAAGTTGCAAGTCAGTTACCTAACCCAAGTGACATCCTAGACGGTAAAGTTAAGGAGTTGCAAACAGATAATATTAGTGCAAAGTACTCGCTAACTACTGCACTATGCTACGAACTTAAAGAAGCATATGACAACAACAAAGATGTCAATGGTAAGTTTGACAACTTCCTAGAGTTTATTCAAAACAACTTTGAAGCGGAAATGGTTGTTATGGCGTGTACAGTTGCACTAGGCAAGTACAAAATCCGGATTAAGTTTAATCAGCTAAACAACTGGAAAGGATTTATTTCCAAGTACGGTACGCTGATTGAAATGGCGTAATATTAATTACGTCACTCCTGGGTGAAGTAGGGTCCTAGTGGCCCTACTTCTTTATGATAAGTATATGTATGGAGTTGTTATTGACAGAAGTAACTAACCCACATTGTGGATACATGAAAAAGTTTAAACACGTTGTAGATTTAAACAGTCACGGTGTCTCAAGTAAGTACATAGAATGGTGTAATGCTAACTGTAAACACCGTTGGGGATGGCACTTTTGGCAAAGTGAAGAAGCAAAACGAATTTCACAAATGGCATGGCACGACGATTGGCTACCGCCTAAAAAGGTTGTAGAAGGTACCCAAGCATATGTTAGTTTTGAATCATATGACGAGATGATTTTATTTAAATTAATTAACATTAGTGGTTGACAATACATCTTACTTCGTTTATTATAATACTGTAATAGAAATTCCAGGAGTATATTATATGCAACAGTTCAATAACGCATACGACAAATTAGTAGCAGCTCGTGTAAAAATGTTGTTTAAGCAACCGTTCTTCGGGCAAGTAGCATGTCGTTTAAAACTAGTTAAAGTAGAAGAAGATTGGTTGCCTACTGCCGCAGTAGACGGACGCAACTTTTACTATAACGAAGAATTTGTAATGTCACTAGACATAGACGAGACTGTGTTCTTGGTTGCACACGAAGTTGGACACTGCATATACGAACACTTCCTACGCAGAGGTGACCGAGAAGGTAAACTATGGAATATGGCAGGCGACTATAAAATTAACGGTATGTTAGTACGTGAAAAAATCGGTCGTCTTATTACTACAGTTAAACCTCTATACGATGCAAAGTATGACTCAGACGACTGGACTGCTGAAACAATTTACGAAGAACTTAAACAGTCTGGTGCAGCACCGCAACAAACATTAGACGTCCATTTAGAGATAGGCGATGAAGATGGTGACCAAGAAGGCAGTTCTCAAAGTGAAGGCAAAGGTAAGGCTCCTAAAATTTCAAAAGATGATGCTAAAGCTATCGCAGACGAAATGAAGAACGCAATTATACAAGCCGCACAAAGTGCAGGTGCTGGTAATATTCCTGGAGATATTAAGCGTATGATTGGCGAACTAACAGAGCCTAAAATGGACTGGCGTCAGATGATCCGTGTGTCACTTGAAAGTAACTTAACATCAGACTTTACATTTATGCGTCCTAATCGCAAAAGTCAGTTTAGTAATGTAGTGCTTCCAGGTATGCTAAAAGATCAGATGATTGATATTGCTATTGCATTAGACGTAAGTGGTAGTATTAGTTATGATGATTCCAAAGACTTCTTAAGTGAAGTACAAGGCATTATGGATCAGTTCGAATCATATAAAATTCGTATCTGGTGCTTTGACACAGAAGTTAGCGGCTACGATGAGTTTACACACGAAGATGGACGTTCAATTACAGAGTTCGAAATGACAGGCGGTGGTGGCACTGACTTTATGCCTAACTGGACATTTATGGAACAAGAAGGTATCGAACCTGATCAATTTATTATGTTTACAGATGGTGAGCCGTGGGGTAAATGGGGAGATCCAGACTACTGTGATACATTATTCCTTATTAAAAATGAATACCGAAAGCCTGAAGCACCATTCGGACAGAGCGTATACTACGAATCGCAGGAAAGAAAGGCTGCATAAATATCTATGAAAATTGTTAAACAGGGGTTGACACTAAGCGACAATGATCTTCATATTATAGATGTTGCAGTAGTAACTAAAATGATGAAGAATCGCTTAGTAGTAGAATTCAACGAAGAGCCAGATTTAGACAGTTTAGACTTTAGTGGCTGCACTGGCTTTCATTACATAAAAAGTTTAGGTAAAAAGTTGTATCAATTTTGGTTTGAAGAAGCAACTGATTTTGATACATTTTATTCAAATCTTATAGCGTATAAAATGTCTATCGACAACAGTGATAAATAAGTACGTATATAATTATTAGTCAATAGGAGTATAATATGGCTGAAGAAAATCAAAACACAGAAGCACAAGAAACAACAGAAGCACCAGCGGCTGCAGCAGATCAACCTGTTGCACCAAGTTTAGGTGTAGCTGATTTGCAAAATGCTGCACAAGTTATCGACTTAGCAATGCAACGTGGTGCTTTCCGTGCCGCCGAAGCTGCGCAAGTAGGTGTTGTATATAATCGCTTAACAGCGTTTATTACAAGTGTACAAGATCAACAAAAAGATCAAACAGAAGACGCCGCAGCTGAAGAAACAGCATAAGGAGGCTTATAATGGCAAATTTAAAACACATCGGACAAGTAACTAACACAGGTATTAAATGTGTTGTAGTGTTCCGTGAAATCTACGACGAACGTGGCAATGTTCAAGACAAAGATCATTGTTTAGTAGTAGAAACAGACAGACTACCAGACTATGCACACGACGATGTTGTTCGTGTAGTTGAGTCTGCAGCAGGACAAGAAGCAAGTGAGTTTTTTGAAATTGCTAACCGTAGTTACTTTAGCGATGGTGCACCAATGTTACAAGAGATGCACAAACGTGGTTGGATTAAAAAATACCCAACTACTAATATTACGTTAACACCTAATCGTAGCACAGGTGTATCACTAAGCGAAGTTAACGAAGTAATTCGTAAGCAACGTACAGGCATGAGCGAGCAAGATATTCGTAATACAATGGTAAACGACACAGATCAGCCGCCACGTACACAGACTACATTAGATCCAACGCAAACAATTGATCAGGCAGTAAACACTGGCGAACAAGCATTAGACGATTCAGCAATCGCACAAGGATTGTTATCGCAAGCTGAAACATTTTTAGCAGAAGCAGAAAGACTACAAGCTGAAGCATATGAAATGGATCCGTCATTGAAACCAAAGCGTGGACGTAAGAAAAAAGCTACTGCCAATGCCGATACATAAAAAAGATCGCAGTTTTCAAAATATATTAAGAGACGCTGACATTGACGAGGTTCCCCTTGAATTTGTTGAGCGTCTCGTTCTTGTACTAGAGAACGGCGATCGAGTAATATTCGAAGGCGAAGATTTACAAGAAGTTGAAGAGCCGAACATTGTATTGTTTATTTTAAGTGCAGTAGAAGACTTGGGCGAAGATTATGGTAGTCCAGTTCGTGATATTGAAATTATGATAGACTATAATAAACTCGAAGACCAAATTAGTAAACTAACAACAAATTTATTGGACAAAAAGAAAGATGATCCGAGCGATACTAGCGTGTGATGATGACTGGGGTATAGGTAAAGATAACGATTTGCCTTGGCCTCATAATCCTGCAGATTTAAAATGGTTTAAACAAAATACTACAGGCAGTGTAGTAGCAATGGGCAAGTCTACATGGGATAGCTTACCTAATAAACCACTGCCTAATCGCAATAACATAGTTGTAACCAGCAGTGCTGATGATTATAATGGCGGCGGGTATCATTATGTAAAGTTTGAAACTGCTAAAACAGAGCTAGTTAATATGAACAAGCTACAGGACGTTTGGGTAATCGGTGGTGCACAACTTGTTAATGGTCTATTATCAATAATTGATGAAATATGGTTAAGTCGTATTCCAGGAACATACGACTGTGATACATTTTTGCCACGTGAAATTATCGAAACTTCATATGAACTGTTTAGCAGTGAACGTGAAGGAGACTTATGGGTCGACAAGTGGAGACAAATATGAAAATTTTAATATTTGGATTACCTGGTAGTGGTAAAACTACACTAGCAAAACCACTAGCAGAACTATTAAACGGTGTACATTTAAATGCAGATAACATCAGAGAAAAGTATAACGACTGGGACTTTAGTCCTGTCGGACGACAACGTCAAGCAGAACGTATGCGTCATTTAGCAGACGGTGTTGTACTTGCAAATAAAATTGCTGTATCAGATTTTGTATGTCCTACAGATGAAGCACGTAAAATATTTGATGCTGATTTTACAATATGGATGGATACTATTCAAGAAGGACGTTTTGAAGATACAAACAAAATGTTTGTACGTCCGTACGAAGCATATGTCGATTATCATGTTAGCGAATGGTTCGATGATACACACGAAGTATTAATGCCAATAGTAAAAATTTGGATGGAGAGAAATAAAAATGGAACTGTTTGATCCACAAAAACCAACTGTACAATTATTAGGACGCTGGCAACCGTGGCATGACGGTCATACTGAATTAGTTAAACGTGCACTAGAAATCACTGGACAAGTTTGTATTATGGTACGTGATGTAGGCGGTATTATAGGAGAAGATGCAGGTGCCGGACGTACTGCAGTACAAGACGATAACCCGTTTACATTTAATCAAGTTAGAAAAAACATTATTTACGCATTATATGATGAAAATATCGCACACAATAAACATTACATTATCATGAAAGTTCCTAACATTGTAGATATTAGTTACGGACGTGGAGTAGGTTATACATTTACAGAACACGACTTAGGTGAAAAAATTCATGAAATTAGTGCTACAAAAATAAGAGCACAAATGAGAGAAGAGGGTACACTTTGAAGCAGTATTTAGATGCGTTACAACATATATTCAATAATGGAGAAGAAGTTACTGATCGTACCGGAGTAGGTACAAAGAGCGTGTTTGGATACCAAATGCGCTTTAATTTACAAGACGGATTTCCTGCGGTTACTACAAAACGTCTTGCATGGAAGAGTGTAGTAGGAGAACTGTTATGGTTCTTAGAAGGCAGTACAGATGAGCGTAGACTAGCTGAACTTACATACGGAGAGTCACGCAGCGAACTAGTAGACAAAGCAACTATTTGGACTGCTAATGCCGACAAGCAAGGTGTAGACTTAGGTTATATTAATACTACACTAACAAAACACTTAGGTCCTGTTTACGGTGCACAATGGCGTAACTTTAATGGAGAGCATCCAAAGTGTGATCAAATCACTAATATTATTAGTGAAATTAAAAATAATCCAGACAGTAGACGCATTATATTAAGTGCATGGAATCCATTACAAATTGAACAAATGGCACTTCCTCCCTGCCATACTATGGCACAGTTTAGAGTAATGAATGGTAAACTAAATTGTCAACTGTATCAACGTAGTGCCGATATGTTTTTAGGTGTTCCATTTAACATTGCAAGTTATAGTCTACTGACACATATGCTAGCACACATCTGTGATCTGGAAGTTGGCGAGTTTGTTTGGACTGGAGGCGACTGTCACATTTATATGAATCACTTAGAACAAGTACAAGAGCAACTAACAAGAGATGAACGTAAACTTCCTTACTTGTTCATGCCTCCTTTCTGCGATTTAGAAACATTACTAAACACAAGAACCTCAGATTATAAACTAATAGGCTACGATCCAATGCCAAGTATTAAAGCGCCAATGGCGGTATAATAAATAAATTTATGAAGTATTTTACAAAACTACATTACCCAGAATACGATTTAGAAAATGCTTTAAACAATTTAATAAAAAATAATTTAATAAATTGGCATCATGGACAAATCTGTATTAATGGAGTAAAAGAAGATCCTAGCAATCAAGCAATTGGTTGCGGTAGTTTATATTGGGATTGGGATAATTCATATTATGATGAAAACAATAAACTTGTAGTGCCAAAACGTACCACAATGTATACAGAAAAAGATTTTACTGTTTTTAATCCTACCTTCAATGGAACAGAATTCGAAGAGATGTATAATATGCTTGTACAACATCATGCTGTAGGAAGAATACGTTTAATGAAATCAAAACTAAAAACTTGTCTAACATGGCATACAGATGATAGTACAAGAATACATTATCCTATTAAGACACATGAAGGATGTCGTATGGTAATCGACGATGAAGTAATGCATTTACCAGCAAATACTTGGTGGCATACAAATACAAAAAAACCTCACACTGCATTTAATGGTAGTACTGATGATCGTATACATCTTGTTGTTTGTTTATTGGACAAATAAAATGTATAATATTGCAATAACAGGACATACTAGTGGACTAGGATTAGTTTTATATCAGCATTTTCCACAAGCAATTGGATTTTCTAGAAAAAACGGATATAACTTATTAGAAACTGCTAACATTAAAAGTATGATTAATGCTGCACAAGATTGTGACATTTTTATAAACAACGCATTTCCTGCAATTGCAGCGGATAGTGCCGAAGGTATGAATACACAATTAGATATATTATATAAAATTTACCAACGTTGGGAACATCAACAAAACAAATTAATTATTAACTTAGGATCAAATACAAGTGATGGTATCAAAAAACATTTCTGGCCATATGCTGCGGCTAAAGCAGCTACTGATAAAGCATGTGAACAGTTAAGCTATTTGAAAAACGGACCATCTGTGTGTAATTTAAGATTCGGTTATATTGATTTACCACATATAAATGAAATGGTACCAAACGAAAAAAAAGTGTCGATTAAAAATGCAATTTCAGCAGTAGACTATATTATAAGAACATTTGAGACAGGAAATACAATTAGAGAGCTTACTATAATTCCATGATAGAAATTGATTTACCTGACAATATATTAGAAAAATTATTGCACTTATCGAAACACGGAAATGCAAGTGAAATGCATGAACTAAGCATTATTGAAGAACAGGATCAAATCGAAGCTATTGTGTCTGAGTTTATCGATACAACTTATTACCACTACGGTAACTTGTTTTCACATATTAATCCGTTTACAACGCACGCCGATATTTCTGATTTAAAACAAACTATAATGCTAATGCCGATAAGTGCAGATCCATCTCAGCATTTTGTAGTATTCGATCAAAAAATAAACAATTTGTCACCGGTTAGTTGGATATGGAATTTGTTCGACGACAAAACTGACCAAGAATTAGCAGATATGTATTATCTAAGTGCATTAAAATCTAGACCATGTGAATATCCGAATATATCTGGATTAACTAATAGTTCGATTGATCCAGAACTAATGAAACATTTACCGTTTTCTGAAGAGTTTTACTACGGTCTATCAGGAAAAGCGTGGCCATATAAACCAGGAAAAGCACTTATATTTTCTGCAGTACATCCTCATGCAACAGGGTTAATGCAGAGCCCTAAAATTGGGTGTACAGTACAATTTAAAGCACCTTACGAAAAAGTTATACTTGGTCTGAATTCATCAATACAACACATCCAATTTTAAACTCAGACTGTTGTGCAGTTCCGTGTATCTGACTTGATTTAAATACTAATGCCTTACCCGGATTCCAGTGCCAAGCAATACCAGTTAGTCCATAATAAAAATTTTGATTTCCGTATGGCAATAACTTTTGTATGCTGTCAGGTAAAGGTTGATCAGTAATTGCACTTACACCTGGTGTGTCTGCCGGACGCACATCTATTAATACTTCACTGGGTAAATGATCGTTGTCAGCATCACTGGTACTTTGATCATAATAACCTGCTGGTTTATGTTTTTCGTGTTCTATACTGCTAAGTCTCCAACTCATACCATGTGATGTAAACTGCTGATCAAATACTAAAAGACGTTGTTCTTGTTCGGTAGTTTTATACAAAGGTACACACAAATTATAAACAGCATTCTTTTTATATCTGTCTACATGCAATGGTATTGGTTGTGTATGAGCATAGATATATGCGGTTTCCATTATATCTGTGTTTAGATAGTCGCCAAACGCACGTTCTCGCAAATCAGCATCTACATTCATATAAAACGGATCCGGATTCGCATTTATATCTACATGTTGTTTAACATAGTCTAAAAGTAATTCTATTGTACTTTCTTTAATATCAATTTCATGCGGCATGTTCGATATCCAATGTACCGTCAAGACTGAACATCAAAGCAATACGAGGCTTGTCGCTCATGTTTATCACAGCATGTGGATATCCGATATTTAAGAAATATGCATTGCCATCTTCTAAGTTGTATGCTTCTAATTTACCATCACGTTTAAAAAGATTAACTACGTTATTTCCGCCGTAAATTGGACAAATGCAACGTACTGCATAACTAACATCATAGTCTACATGAAATGGAATCATCTTACCTGGTGCTAATTTTGTAATACGTACACGACTAGCAGGAGATTTACACTGCTCTACAATACTTTGAATGTAACTTCCAGTATAATCTTCTGTAGGAACATTATACAAATGTTCCTCTCGACGTCTCAGACGTTCTTTAATACTCTCTGTATAAGGAAGTATTTCACTTGGCTCTGTTAAATTAATTTGTTCAAAGTTGTCATATACATCTTTTACAAGTTCCATATGGTTATCACAAAGCATTGGATTTGCACTACGTACATCTGTAAACTTTTCTGCTAATCTATCACTTTCAAATCTGAGTTTATCTAACTCGATATTGAGATTTAAGTTTTCTATTGTAGGTAAGTCTTGCTTTTTCATGATATTCTCCAATATACTATAATATATTTATTCTTGTCTTTTTTTCAATTTGTATTCAAAAAAGTTTTCATCGTCGTGTATGTTTATTAATTTATATCCAATAAGTTCGCTCACTTCTCTGAGCTCTTTTGCACGACTAACACGTTTTTCAAATGTTAAACTTGGAACAACTGTGCTTACCCATTCGGATTCTTTGTTGTTGTCAAATGTATACAGATGACTAAATTTATCTGTCAATGGTGTATTGTCTAATAGACGCAGTGTTTTTCCAATAGTAATATCTATACCATGTTTATAATAACTGTATTTGTGTAATAAGTCAATACTTTTTTGATGGTCATCATCAGTTTCTGTCGGATACCCAACTAAAAACATTAGTTGTATTCTTATATCATTCTTTGCACATTGATCCAATGTATAAATCATGTCTTCTTCAGTAAATCCTTTAATGATATCATTTCGGACTTTTTCACTTCCGCTTTCAATACCAATACTAACAGAATGGCATCCTGCTTTTTTCATATTAACAAAATCGTCTGGTGGCATTTGTGTTTCTGATCTACATATAAATTGCCCACTCCAAACTATTTTATCTTGAATATTACTGTTATACCTTGACATTACATAACACAAATCACGAAATGCTTTCATACTTCCATTGATTAGACTATCCATAAATCTATAAGAAGTTACTCCAAACTTTTCTTTGTTACTAATCATTTCTTGCGCAATATTTTCTCCAGTTCTAAATCTATAAGTTGGCCATATTGCTGCAACATTGCAAAAAGTACATTTTCGAACACATCCTCTGCTTCCAACAATAGGAATAGAAACTTCACAACTTTTATATTTTGGAAAGTCTTTGAAAAAATCTTCGTAATTAGGATATGCTATACTGTTTAAGTCGTTTAATGACGTTTTGTTTTCTTTGTTGTTTACACTAGGATGACTTTTGCCCTGTAATATATATTGTATTGCTTCTTCACCTTCGCCGTATACAGCATAGTTTGCTAGTCCGTTATTTAAAAAATATTCGCCTACATCAGCACTTCCGATACCAGTATCTTCAGTACCATTTCCGCCGACAATTATTTCAACGTTAGGATAAAGTTCTTTTATAATTTTTGAAAATATTATACCTGGATAAATGTTATAGACACTAAAAAGTCCAATACCAATTCGTTTGCAGTTATCAAATGTGTCTTTATAAATCTGAATATAATCCCTAAAAAGTTGCTCTGCTTGTATATGAGCTTCACAAGAACTATCCATATTCTCAATGTTATGTTGCATAAAATAGTTTATCATTGGTTGCAAGTCGATATCTTGATTTTGTATCCATATATTCATGTCCTTTGCAACACTATTAAATCCAACTTGTTCAGCTGCTGACTTTATGTAATAAATTCCAGGAGTAGGGCTCGGACTGAATATTTCAACTATTGGCATACTAACTACAACCAAATCAATCAATATTATATTCCTTGAATTTTTTTTCTATTTCTTCAATATTTGGAAAGTATGATTCGTAGTTTACGAGTAAAGAAAGTTTCTTATGCACTTTACTTGTAAATGTCAAATCCTCATAGTATACAATGTTTCCTTCGCAGTTGTTTAAATGTTGCAGTATGTCAAAGAATTGTTCTAAACTACGATTGTAATCATAATCGACCCAATTAGAGTTTATATCATTTATGTAATTGGTATTTTCGATTTCTACTCCTGCAGTTGACCATTGATTAAAATCTTGAAACAAAAAACTTAAAAACCAACGCCACTTATCTTTACGTTTTAGTACAAGAATTTGATCATCTTTATAAAAGTCTTTAAACCATATATTATAATAATCTTTTTCTTCTGTTATAAGGTAATTAATATGATGTTTGAATGTGTAATTTCTTCCTTGTGATTTTTCTTCATTAAGCCAATTAATTTTTTCTTCCAAACTTAGTTCTGGAGAAATATCAGGATTTAAAAATTCAGATTTTGGCCCAGTAGGATACACATTAGGTAACAGCAAATTTTCTTCTTTAATTTTTTCGTAGAAATAACTACTGCCTGCACGTGGTGCACTTAATAATACTTTCATAAGTAATCCCTAGCATCAACTATCAAATCGCTTTTTGGTTGCCATACAAAGTCTGGATTTTGTAATCTAATGCTATAAACATACTGTACAATAGGCCCAGTTTTAAATAAGAAATCTTTTTCTAATTCTAAACTATTATACCATTCACCTTGTGTCCATTCGTTAAAACTACTAACGGTCATGCGTTTTTTACGCTGATATAATGCATTGATTGCACGTTTTGTAATATCATGTGTCACATAAAGTATTTCAAATCCTTGTTCCCTAGCCCATGGTATCTGTAATTCTCCCATGCGTAATCCACAATGGGTAAATCTGTAATCTTTAAGTATATGATATCTACATATTCTTACTGCAGTATCAGGATCATTTGTATAATGACTACGCTCTGCTGCACTAATAGATATAAGTTTATCTTCTACAAAACACATCCATGTTTCGATATTAGGATCGTCTGGATCATACGATCTTGCTTTGTATTTTTTTAAACTATCGTTGCCTTCTTCTATACTTTTTTCTGCAAATTCCCAAATTTTATCACGATAACTGTCTGGATCTTCGCTGTATCTATAAATCGAAATGTTCGGTTGTGATTGCATATTCTTTATATTTGTTCCAACTTTTTTCTAATAGTTCATGCCACAGTGGCAAATCGTAAACACCATGTATTACTAATTGTACACGTTCTCTCATTGAGAAACCTTTGTCAACACCGTGTTCAAACACTGCACCGTCGTATGCAAATGCATTTGTCTCAGGTGGAAGCATTGGATAAATTTGTGTAGCATCACTGTCTCGAGTCATGTAGAAATGTTCATTCTGCCAATCAGTGACACGACTCCATCTGAAATGCAAGTGACTAGGTGCTTGTGCTTTTAGTATATCGCTTATTGCCAATTCTTCATCATAATGACAAGGTATCGCTTGTGGCGATTGTACAAAAAACGCCTGGTGAATTGTTTTGAATGGTAACTCTTTTACATAGTCAATTACTTCAGGAAATGCTTCTAATGCAAAATCGTACCAGTCTGGATCTGCGCCTGCTTGTCCGCACATGTTTGGCTTTAGAAATGTTAATTGTCCAACATTTTTTGTTTGATAGTAGTATTGCTGCAGATCCGGATCTTCTGCTAGGTCTGCTACCAGATCCATGTCAACATCTAAGTAAGGAAGATCAACTGGTGTCCACACCATGTTTCTATATCCGTTATATTCGTCATCTAGGCTCAGATACTCGTAACTAGGCCTATCTACTTTAACAAGTGTACCCGGATCATCATTTATATAACGTCTAACTGGTTCACCGTTTTCTAAATATTCAATTTGGTTTCTTTTTATACGATAGTTATTTGTATTGTACATCTAATATTGTCCTATGTCCTACAGGTATGTTTAAATCAAAATCATACCTTGTGTGCTCATAACGGTTAAAATAATTTAAATCCATGTATGGCAATTCGTCTGTGTTATTGTTATTTACTTCATGTACAATTGCACGTTTAACTTTGTAAAAATCACAAACTCGTTCAAACATAGCTGCAGGATCCGTATTGTATATCAACACGCTGCTGAAGACAACAAGATCTGTGCTCATATAGTACAAATTATCCCAGTCTCTAACTTCAAAGCAGTGCTTTGGATACTGTGTACGTGCATACTCAACTGGCTCTTCGCTAGTGTCAAAACCATAATAGTAATAATCATAATTGGTCAAATAACGATTGAGTTCGCCTGTTCTACAACCTACGTCAGTTATTCGATTACACTGATGCTGTTTAATAATCTGAGCCATTGTACGGTACAGTATGCTGGCTTCAGCACTGTCCAAATAGCTCATTGCATCAATAGTGTAGTTCTTCTGTAGGTGTGATGTGTTGATAATCACAAGCAATTCTCCAAAGCAATCTGTTTCTATCTAAAACAGGTGTGCGTCTATGCAATGTAGTAAATTGATCCATTAACAATAAATCTCCACGTTTAAAGATATGATGATATTGATGTCGACCTCGGAATATGATAGGTTTTAAACGCTCGATAATAGATTCCGGGTCTACTCGCTTTTTACCTTCCCAAGCACCTACAATAAAATGATATGGAAAATAAAAATAACTAAGACCTGTGTGCGGATGTTCTCCTACTAATGATCTGATGCTACCTCTATTTTTACTCATAAATTCAAGTTCAGGATCGTCATCATCTAAATGATACATAGTATTGTTTTGGAATTTTATTTTAATTTTAATATTACGCCAGTACTCTTGTTCATCTTCACTGAGCATATAAAAAGGATCACTAGTATTACAGATGCTCAGTGTGGTATTAATATCTTCTTCAATACAATACAAGCCAATTACAATTTTATCTATTAGATGTCTGCTATTACCATTACTGTGCCACCCTAATTCAGTATCGCCGAACATGCCAATTTTTTTCCCGTCACTGTCACGTTTACCTGTGACAAGAAAAATTTCTGGATATTTTTTTGGATTCATAAACAAATCGGGAGCTTCGCATTCTCCAAACTGTTTCATAGTTGCAATGTATTCACTTTCGGTTAGTTGTTGATCGTGAAAGACTGCACAACCTGTTTTTTGTAAGTCTTCCGCTATTTTATGTAAGTCTGCGTTTTTAATATCCTCTGTATATCTATTCGGTGTCATTGTAATACTGTTCCTTAATAAGATCGGCTATACATATTCTATTTGTATAGTTTCTTTTAAATTTATTATACACTGGATCTTGTGTATTTGCAAGCCATACTGCATCACTCGGTTCAAAATTAAGTTCAGCACATATGTTACGCTGATATGGTTCTAGTGTACGATACACAACAGCAGGATCGACACAGTTCATCAAATGTTCGCCAAGTCCCATACTATAATAGTTATAATACTTAGCACTTTGATGTAATGCTTGTAAACGCTGATCTGGTTTCCTGCTAAAGTAATAGCCTATTCTATAGTTACGTAATCCAAAACACTTACTAAAACTGAAAAATACACGTTCAACATTATCTGTTATTGTAATATGCTGTTTAGCAGTACTTAAAAGATATGCTAAATCTAGCACCACAGGACGATCATCAGGTATATTTCTAAAGTTGCCGTCGTAGCTAGTAGGATTACTAACATAAACAACTTCTCCATCTGTTTTACCTGTAACCCACTGGTAGTCGCCTGGTGTTATTTCAATGGTTCTACTTTCTTGCCACTGCCAATAGTTAAGAGCTTCGGTTATTCCGTTAACAGGGTAAACATATTCAAAATTTGATAAATCAATATAAGGCCGAAGATAGTCTACAATTTTTGTTTCAAGAGTTTGTATGGCAGTATGATCTCGAAAACGATAACTTTCAACTGCTGATACAACTTCTCGAATAGGAAAAGTTCGTATAGCCAAACTCTGATTAAGTATTTGTGTTTGTTTATCCATATTAAACGGTTTTAAATATGCCGACACGTATTAGCTGTTGTACTATCCATCCGCCTGTGTCCCAACGATGTAGTCGAATACGTCTAAAGTTATTGTGGTGTTCACGATGGTATCCTTCACCAGCAATTAACAAATTCAACCACGGTACATTTGATCCGCCTTCTTCACGATGTCCTATAGTGTTCAATAATCCGAATCCTAATTTAGCGTGTATAAAAGGCATAAGTGCAAATGCTACAAAGAATTTAAAACTGATCAACAAGCTAATGATCCACACCACTGCTACAATTTTAAACCAATGATGATGGCAGAATACTAAAAGTGGATTGGCAAATAAATCTTTTGCATACTTTATAGGTATACGAGGTATGTCCCATGTTGTTAATAATACTTTCCAATATCCTACATGTTTCCAACTGTGTGGATCTTCAGGACCATCGCTGTGTACATGATGCATTCTATGACTTGCGATCCATCCAATGGGACTACGAATAACTGCAATCATAAGCATTGCAAGTCCAATAACTTCAAACCATACTGGCACATGAAATTGTTTATGGCAATAATATCTGTGAAGTAAAATACTAGCACCCCAATGAGAAATTAATGTTCCCCATAAGTATCCGATTATAATTACATATATCCAATCCATTAAATTTTCCTCACAGCATCGATACTTTCTTGCCAAGTTCGAGTTGCGCTTTCAAAATTAATATTTGCAATAACTCTATGTTTATTACCTCTATTAATTGCTTCGTGCCATTGTTTGACATTCCACAAAACAGGTCTATCAGTTAATGCATATCTACAGACTGCTTCATCGTCTGTTAAAAGATAACGTTCGTTATCTTTGTTATATGTTTTCCAGTAATACTCACTCCAGTATACTCCTATGCTAGGATCATCGGGTATATATCCATCAACATCTTCGTATTCAGGAAAACTTGTAATAGTGTTTTCGTCGCAACCGGCAATTGGAAAAATTAAACTTGCTACACTTGATGTATAATGATGTCTATGACAAAAAAATAAATGCTCTACACTTTTAAAACTTGGCTGGGTTATATCACTTTGAAAAAACTTAATTGCTTTTGTAAATCCAATTTCTCCCATTAAGTCGCTTAATTCTTTATACTGCGGAATGTCCGACAAGTATACCACTTGCATTAATGGCTTGTCTGGATCATATAAAGCATAGTGTTCTTTAATATTTTCTTTAAAAAAATCACTCTCAGGTTCTTGTGTATATATGTTTGGTAAATGCGAAAATATTTCCATACATTGTTCGTACATCCATTGCATACGATCTGTTAACTCAGGTTCGTATACAAAAGGTTTTGATTTTTCAATATCTGTTAATACTGGCATGAGAGTTCCTTTGTATTACTATTTATCTAGAATTTTTCGCTTGGGTATTTTACTATCAGCACTACTAACACATGCAGGTGTTGTACAAACACGTGGTCCATCAAACAGTTTAAATCCTGTTTCTATATTACCTAGAGGAACATCATGACAACTGTAGCTACGCTTAATACTACCGTCAGGCTCACGGATAATAATACCGCTATACCCACTTTGACACATCCATCCTTCAAACTTGTTAAATCCGAAAGCATTAAATCTCTCCGCTTGATCCATATACCATTTTTTGCCTTTACTATCTGTAAACTCTACTTGCATATGCCATGGTACGCTTTTGTCGTTTTCGCCTATTGCATAAGGCGGCAATTCGAAACTTGGCCTTGGACGATCTGCCCACTTTCGCTTTGACTCAGTATACGCCATTTGCGGCATACCGTTCCACAATCGCTGTAACATTTCATCTGAATAACCGTCCACGACTCTTGACGCCGTTGGATCGGATTGTGGTTTGAGGGTAACGTTGATTCCTTGTTCGTGGAAGAATAAAGCATTTTCCCAATCTTTTTCAAACCACTCCGGAACCATAACCATATTGATCGTAATTTGTACATCGTGTTCCTGACACAGGATTAATTTGTCTGCAAAGTCCTGCATTTTCTCACGTGTATTTAAGTGTTCGGTGTGTAAACTAGCGGTTATACTTGCTCTATGAAATGGTTTTGCCCGTTCTACATAGTCTTCAAACCACTTCATCGGTCGGCTACAGTTTGATGTCATATGTATGGAAGTATAATTAGTATTAGGCACATCATCAGCCAAGTAACCAAGTATGTCCAAGTACCCTGGATGAAAAGTAGGCTCACCGCCAGACAAACTAAAATGGAAACTGTTAAAACCGTTATCACGTGCTTGCCTCTTTATTTCATCAATAGTCTTAAGACATAAGTCGGTGGGTCTGTGGTCTTTACGATCTGATCGGGCGTAGGGCCAACAATAGCTGCAACGATAATTGCAAAACCTACCAAGTAACCAACTAACAGTAAACAAATCTCTGTAAAGAAGAGTACGTTGTCCGACTTGAACGATATCATCGTACGGAATTTTTGTAAAATCATACTCGCTCCATTTTAAATCTTCATTGGACTTTGCCATCTAATCTCATTTCCAAATATTTAATAACTTGTTCAAACATTACTTTTAATTCAGTATCGTTTGTTTCTTCATACATTAATCTTACTTCTTTTAATTCTTCTTCAAATAAAGTTTTAACACTTACAATTTTATGATCAGCCAAATTAAAATTCTCCAAAAGCCCATTTACGTTCTAAACACCACCAGCATTTACCACATGGTTTATATTCAAAATCAGGCTTGTAATATGTGTGTACTGGAACATCTTCGCAACTTCTTGTTAATTGTAGCAAATCATCAACATTATATTGTTTATACATATCTGCAATAAATCTTTTATCTACATTTACAAATGGCAAGTAATATCCTTTATCAAAATATTCCCATGCTGTTTGCCAAGTCGGATTATTTCTATTTGCAGACCTGTCACTAACTTCTAGTGTATTTACTAAGTTAATATTTTGATTGTTTATATTTTCAACTGTTACATCATCGGGAGGAATTGCTGTAATTCCAGAGATCACACAATCGATTCTGTTTTCCTCAAACAACTGTTTTTCAAAATCTCTTACATAAGACATTTGTTGTGTATCTCTGTAAAAATTATAGTGTATGTCGAAGTTATCAAATTTGAGATTATCGATTGTATAATTTATTACATCGGCAGCTTTACGCCCATTCCATCTATGTTTTTCGTCGTTCGAACAACTTATTACATTAATTTTAGTATCGTTACGATTATTATCCTTAAGATATTTAACTATCATATATAATAAAATACTACTATCAGCACCGCCACTGCAACGTACACCCAGCTGATGTTTATCATCTGGTATCTCAAAATTTATAGTCTGTTCAAAGCTATCGCTTAATAACATTATAAATCCTCTTTGATAAATGTATCTCGTTTCATTTGTTTGCAGACTTGCATACACCTAGGCATTGGCTGATCACTATCCCAACTGTTTTGAATACCTTGCCAAATATCACTATGTATTGCATCTTCAATAGTTGCGTGTTTAAGGTTAATAGTTTGCATATAATCGTTATTTTTTAATAATGATTCAAACTCATCTTTATGTTCTTCGCTTGCACTATATTCTAACATCTTACTATTTAAATGACAACATGGGATAACATTGCCCATATGGTTAATAAAGATACGTTTTTGATTTCCGTACTTACAACTAACATATGGTATTTCAGGAGCATTGTCAATCTTTTCTGTTTTTGCAGCCTTGACTGTATCTCCTTTTGATTGTTTCCGATGACTGATTATTGTTTTAAAACTTTTAAATCCTTCATCTGTTGCACGTTGTTTGGCTTCTTCCAACTGGTGTTCATTGTGTTCAAATACAATAAATTGCCAATTACTACGCCCGCCTGCGGCATTGAATGCTCGAAAATTTTGTTCTACTTTTATAAAGTTACTGCCTTCTCTGTACACTTCACTAAGTTCGTCGCTTCCGTCAATTCCCCAAGTAACTGCATGACTACTTGGTAATATACTTGCCAACTCTTCCCACCACTTGGTAGTACGTAAACTACCATTGGTAGCAATGTTTATGTGTGCATCCCAATCTGCAAAATGTCTTATAATATCAAAAAATTGTGGATGACTAGTTGGTTCATCTACACTACCGCAAAAATTAATAATCTTGATATTAGGGAACATCGACTTTTGAAAACGTTCACGTATTGTATCGATAGTAATATATTCTTTATTTAATATTTTATCAGCATGTTTTGATAAAACACGAAAACAACCTTTGCATTCAATATTACAAAAACTAGTAAGCTCTATATCAAGCCATTCGATTGTGTCCATTGTCCACATTAATACCATTCCTCACTTTGCATTGGGTCAACACTAATTTCATTTATGTTAATATTCTTTGGTTGATCTATTAACCACTTAATATAATTTGCAGCCGTATCAATATCCATACATTTCCTGTCAGGGTGTTTGTGTTGATTATTACTTAATGTACCAAAACTAATATAACTAACTTTCGGTGCACTACTCCACACTCCGCCAATTGCTAATGTATTACTATAATCACGTAGTGCCTTTTTTTCTGCATTATAAAGCCACGGCTTTCCGTTCTTTACTCTGTCAGTTGTACTGCCAATCACTACAATATGTGCGTTATTTTTAACTTCTATTAGCTTTTTATATACAGCATCTAGTAGTACAGTTTGCTGAAACTGCCATAGTGCAGCACAAATAATAATTACATCATTTGTTGAAGCTAAATTAGAAAACTTTGTTCTACCATCTGCAGTAGTTAAGTCAATTCCGCCAGCTTGCTTACTTACAAAAGTAGCATCTGGATATAATTTATATAATGCTCCAGCAATACCAAAATCTTTATTGCCACTAATTAACAAGTTCATATTAATACCGTTTGAATTGTCTTGGAATGGGGATTAATATTTTTTAAAACATTTTCATTATCATCTAGTACTGTAGTCCATTTATGTTTAGTATTTGGAAATCCTATACCTAGTTGATAATGCGGTTTTTCAAATAATAGCCTGTCGGTTTCTCCTGTTGCTTCTAGCATAATATCAATAATGTCATTCGAATCGAAACACTGATTATAGCCAGTTCGATAACCCATTGCATTTGCTGCTAGTGCAACTGCACCGCTACTTATTCCCATAGCTGTTCTGGAATTTAATAACCATGGATCGTAATGACCTAAACGATTGAATTCTTCACCTACATCTTCGGGCTTAGTCTCAAACCATGTAAAAACAACTGGCGCATCAACTTGTGAATTTCTATCAATTGTAGACGGATTGTTTGGATCAATCGCCACATTGTAAAATTTACGGTTGATTGTAGCATCAGTCGACACAACTAACTTATAATATGCTTCATTTGCTTTTGTAGGCATATTTGTTGCTATTTCGATTAGTGCAGTTACATGATCTTCGGGAACAGTTCTTGTACGATCCCAATTACGCTGACAATGCTCTGCATTACTACTTGCTAAAATTAAATCTTCTATATTCATTTTGTGTTCTCAAATATACTCATATCTTCTATGTGTTGTGGCATGATCTTCATGAGATCATCACGTTCAATACTCTTCGGAGTACACATTCCGCAGCCACAATGTTTTCCTGGCCCCAACGGGCATGTAATGATAGGCATTGTTTTGTTTTCTAAGTTATTTCTAAATTCGTCAATGATTTTATCACACTCAGAGATTGTGCCGATCGGACCACGTGTACCATCAAAACGTGCTTGACAAGTTTGGTGATGCCAGATAGTATCTGTTTGTTGTTCAATATGCAAAAAGAACCAGTTAACTGAACATTGCCAATTGCGGAATTTTGCAAAATCTAAGAATGTACTTTTTGTCCAACAGCCATCGCTTCCGCAGGTCTCCATTGTTCTACTACCGCAACAAGGACGTCCAAGTTGTCGTGCAAGTTTCTTTTCTTCATTGTTTTCTGTTTTGACTGCACTAGCATTATGTCCACTTTCGGCTTCAGTTTCTTCTGTAGTCTTGTTTAGTGCAGCATTCTTGTCTGCCCAGTAATCTTTCATCCACTGCAACTGTTCATCTGTATAACGATGCGCATATGAATTTTTTGAATCTTCATGTTCGCCTATCATACGTGGAACATATCCAATACCGTCACGTTCGAACTGCATACATAAGTCTTTGCATTCATCCCAATATTCTGCGTGGAACATCACATTAATTTTAATCGGAAATCCTTTCTCAGTTAAGTAATAGATATTGTTTATAACTTGTTTCTTTAAACTGGCATGAGCTTCAGCATGATAACTAATAGTCATAAAGCTATAATTTTCACAAACACTATCGGCCATCTTTTTACCAAACGCACCGTTACTAGTGATAGTAAGATTCATAAAGTAATCGTCTTTGTACTTTTCTTTATACGTCTGCTGCAACCATTCACCAAACGCTAAAAAGTTTGGATTATTAGTCGGCTCGCCGCCTGTAAAATTAATGTTTAGTCTTTTATTCTTTTTGTAAGGAAACATTAAAGTAGCATAATCAAAAATAAACTGACCAGTTTTCTTTAATGTTTCTAGATCTGCATGTGGACTAAAGTTATCATGTCTGTGCGGAGGACAATATGTACAGTCGTAATTACAACGTCTGCCTACATCCCATGTTACTGTTAAATTATCACCGTCTAATAAGTTAATTGCGGTAAAGTCTTTGTATTCTAATTCTAAATCTTTCATTTTATTGGAGTCTCCAAATATTCTACTATGCTAGGATGTAGATAATCATTATAACACTGATTTCTACTTTTGTCAAATGCTGTGATTTCACGCAACATATTTTTTCTATCTAAATCTGTTGGTTCATAGTCTTCCCATTGTTTTAAAAATGCAATGGCATTTTTTATGTTTATTGCTACTGTATCACTATTCATACTTTCGTACAATTCTATTAATTCTTTTTTAACTTTCTTACTTAAAAATTTTATATTGATATATTTGTCTTCAGGCCAAAGTAAATCGACATAAAATACAGACCATTCTGACGCATTGTACTTTGTTAATTCTTCTTTGTATTTTAACAGCTCCGGCAAATAATGTGCATTTAACGAACTTAACACAACATTAAAACTAAAATTTTTTAAATATTTCATTTTAGGAGTCATCGGAGATTGAATCAATTGTAATTCTGTTAATAAATTTTTTAAACTCTTATCAACTATATCCCATTGCATTGGATATCTTATATATTCATAGTTTTTACCAATACTATCAATACTAGTGTTAAGTTGTAATCCTTTAAACTGTTTTAACCTGTTAATGTTTTCATTAGAAAATTTTGTCGCATTTGTATGAAACTCTAAATATATGTTTCTACTAACGTCTTTTTTAATTGCAGTATCTAAAAATTCTAAGAATGGCTTGCTCATTAATGTTTCGCCGCCAGTGGCTTTGATATGAGTCAATGTATGTATATTATCTAATATATTATGCCATTGTTTATTATCTGCAAAATTAACAACTCTGGTACTACCGCCTTCTTTATAATTTATATCATGTTTTAGTAGTTCTGTTCTTCCCCCACGATTTTCCCACTGTTTTTTATAATCAAATTGTTGCATTCCGCTAGTGTCTATTTCATTATCAACAAAATATTTATAATCTATTCTTAGTTTATTACTAAGACCAGGATAACACATACGACAACGTAAGTTACAGTTTTCTCCGAACGCAAAGTCAATACTTTTTAATTCTGGAGTTTTTATTAAATATTGAAATTTATAATCATGTTCTGGATCATTTATACCAGGAGGAGTACTTTGCAATCTATAACTCTGATTACTTCCTCTGTCTTCCATTTTCCAACATGTATTACATGCATTGTGTCGGCGACCTTCTCTCATTGCATGACGAATACTTTCCATTTCTTCACCATAAAATATTTCATTAGCTGTGATATTGTGTGGTTTGTTTTTTAATTTTTCTTTTATATTCAAAGGGTCAGGCGATTCCGGGCGTATACTATTACAACACGGTGATGCATTTAATATACCTGTTTTTTCATCCCATTCTTTAAGTGCTAACAATGAAAATGGAAACCAACAGAAAGTATTGTCAGGTTTAGGTTGCATTTAAAATTCTCTTAGCTTCCTTTTTAGCCCATTGCCTTTCTGCACACCAATAGCATTGTTTATTAATATCGTCTGTCAATTGATGGCATTCTATCAAAGGACTTACACCATGTTGGTATGTTAAATATGATTCGAAATCGTCTGGGAATAAAACTTTATCTCCTTCACAACTACGAGTTGTTTCTAATAATTCTTCCCAACCACGACGGTAATACTGACCCATTATAAATTCTTTTGAAATAAGTTTCCAAGGAGCGACAATTATCGGATCTCTGTCAGAATCTGCTGGATTAAATTGCGGACATACTCCTTCTTCTATTACTTTTTCTTCGTCCCATCTTCTATCTGCTGGTCCTTTGTGATGGGGAACACTATCAACAACAGGATTATTTGTGATGAATGTGTACACTGCATCTAAATTATAAGTGTATGAAGCAAATCTATTAAAACTTTGTGTACATATTCTATCACCTGATGTGTTAATTTGTTCAATTATTCCGATTACACCATCTTCAATCTCAGGCGGAATATAATTCTGTACTCGTTGCATTTTCACATTAGGAAACATGCTTTTTATTTTTTCATATACTTCAATACTAATCGGAGCTGCCCATGGTCTATTGTTCCAAACTCTTACATTTGTTAAGAACACAACTTCGGTATTGTTTCCGTGTTTTTCAATTAATTCGCATAATATACTTGTTCCAACTGCGCTGTCTGCACCACCACTAACATTTACTCCTACTCTTTTCCAAGTTGTATCGTATGGGTATAGTGCTTCGTCGACTTGATGTAATACAGATGGATCTATATTATATATTTCATAACTTTTATTACTTAAACTGACATCAAATGTCATCAAAAATTCCTTTCATTTCTTTAAATACTGAGCTAAAACTATTGTTTCGCTGTCTGTCGCACAAACTTAAATATTCTTTAAGTTCAGGTAAACGAATGCTCCAATCCTCTGATTCCATAAATTGCAACATACCCTCTAGTCTGCTTATACCATAACTAGCACTTCTCCATGTATCGTAATCAACTTTACCTTTATGCCAACTCGGAATACCTTTTTCCCAGTTAGCTTCCCACCACGGATAAAATTCTTCGTACTTACGACGGCATTCTTCTTTGAACCAATTTGGTAGCACTTTTACATTTAGGTGCGGTGGATGATATACAAAGTGATAGTTGATCCCACCTGCACCAAATGGCCACATGTTGATTTTGTTAAAGTTTTGTTCTAGTTTCCATTTGATAAAATCTGGCAGATAATATATATTAAGTGCTTGTACTGCACAAGCAACTGTAATTTCTACATTGTTACTAGTTTCTTTATCAAGTATATGGAATACTTCTTCAGTACGTTTCCATTCACTAGGATAACGAATATAACTATTCATTTCGTGTATGCTGTCTACGCTATAATGAAAACGTACTAGTTTAAATTCTTTCCACAAATCAAATAAATCGTCTCTCCACTCTACACCATTTGAGTTATAACGTAACTCTAACTTGTGTGCAATGCCTTGACGTATTGCTTCTTCAAGTATTTCATAATGCTCCTCAATAATAAGACTTTCGCCACCGGCAAAATAAATTTGCTGCATGTTAGGCATTTGTTCATAAAATTGCTGCCAAAATACAGGATTTTGTTTGTGCCAATTATAGCTGCTACCATTGGTAGACCCTTTGTCGCCCCACTGCATCGTTTCTTTAAGTGATTCATTTTTTACTTCTGGAAACATTGCTTTCCAATCTTTAATCCATCCACTCGAATCGTGCGGGCTACACATAACACAAGCAAGTTGACATTTAGTGCCAAACCGCAAATCAATGTATGCTAATTGTGGCGGTACTTCACCGTCTTCTGTTGTGTTAGCAATTAAGTCATCGACATTAACACGCTGACTCCAATAATTTGTCTCCCACATACGTTTGCTATTATGTCCTGCCGCTTCTTCTTTAAAGCATTTTGTACAACTAGGCGGAATTTCGCCGTTCATCATTTGCTTACGTACATTTTTCATATACTTACTGTTCCAAGCAGTTTGGAAATCGGTAACATTTAAATTATTAGGACGGCCTTCGTCGTCTTTTAATATACCTACCATGCCGCCATGTTCTTTATCATTTGTAGGACCCACGCTACTAGCGTTAGCTGTACAACATACTCTCATCGATCCGTCTGGTCTTGTGCTCAAATGCACCCATGGTAAAATGCAAAATGTCTCGCTAGGTTTATTCATTTAATAACCTCATAAAAGTCTTTCATAATATTTTCTATATTTTGGTTTCGGTGTTTATCAAGTTGCTGTGTATATTTTTTACATTTTTCTCTATAAACATCTATATCTTTAGCTTTACTTTCTGTAAACCAATACTGCAATTTTCCACTTTCATCATAACCAACAGATTCAGTATAAAGTGCAATATTAACAATTCTACGGCGTAAGGTATCTAGTATTTTCCAATAATTTTGAACTTCTTGCGGATATGATGTGATGTCAGCAAGTATGTTATCTAAATACTCGATAGTAGGAACATATGTATTCCAATACCATTTTTCTTTTCCGTATGTATTTAACAGTTTAACACTAAGGTAATTTGGATCATAAAGTAAATCTAAACTTAGTAAAAAGTTTTCACCTTTTTCAGTTTTAATCCATTTTTTCACATACCATTCAATTAAATTTCTAAGATTAAATATATTATAAATTTGTATAACTGGTGTTAAATTTAATTTTAGATCATCTATTAATAATAATTTATCTATATTTTTATTAATTGTTTTCCAATCACTGGGATGTCTGATATAATCATTGAATTCTTCTATACCATCTATACTTCCGTTTATTACTACACTTTTGAAACTTTTAAATGATTCTATTAGCCTTTGTTGAATATTAGTTAAGTTACTTGTTATCTTTAATCTTATATTTTTACTGTATCCTTTTTCAACTAGTTTATCTAATAGGTTGTACATATCTTCGTGTAAAGTTGGTTCTCCTCCGACAAACGTAATTTCTTCAATATGCAAAATTTGCTCGTCGATACTTTTCCATAATTTTTGTGTATTCCACTCATCAACATTGTAATGTTTATAATGTGTTGGTAATCCTTGTTTGTTAAATTGTTGTTGTTCTTTAACAATTTGACTACTAAAATGTGGCCAACACATTCTGCATTTCAAATTACACAAATTACTGAGTCTGATATCAAAATATTTAATAGTAGGATCAGTTACAATACTGTTTATAGAATCTTTTAACTTTGTTTTCTCAACATGCAGCCATTTTTGATTTTCTTTTCTGCGTTTACTAGGAAGTTCGTCTTTTGTATCTTTATTCCATGCACTATAAAATGTTTCTTCTTCTTTAAAACAAATCGAACATTCCTCTAATTTTTCATCTTTTAAAATTCTACTGCGTATTTCTCGATAGTGATTGCTATTCCATATTTCATCTATACTATGCGTATTAACATTATAAGGAACGCCGTTATTATCACGTATAACGTCATGTTTAGATACTTTACAGCATAAACGACATTGTCCTTCTGTAGTAGTTGCAAAATGTATAAAGGGAAGAATACAAAAATTTTTAAGTGTCATACTTGTATTTATTAACTACGTATATAAATAATATTATGAAACATAAAACCTATTGTACTTTTCCATTTGACAGTATTGCTCCTAAGAGCTGGAAAAACGGTAGACCGCATCGTGTTACGCCGTGTTGTAATATGAAAAATGATACAGACGATCCTATGAATGTAAAGCCTTTAATCGATAAAGGAGCAAGTTTAACAGAAATTTTTAATTCAGATCAATTTACTAAATTAAGAAACGATTTGCTAACTGGTGTTAAAAATCCTGCTTGCGAATACTGTTGGAGGTTAGAAGAAAGCACAGGATCTAGTCCCAGACTTACATCAATTGAAGATTTAACAGAAGTTAAATTATTGCCTCAACTTTCTAAGTTAGATACAATGGTAGACGAATCTTGTAACCTTCGCTGTCGTATGTGTGCGCCAAGTGTTAGCAATAGTTTACGTCAAGACTATAATCGTATAGTCGAACTAGACTTACCATTACCGGAATATTATAACGCAAAGCAAGAAGAAAGTCAACAAGATCCATTGGGAAATAAAAGTTTCTTTGCAATAGGTGAAAAATATCAACAAGAAATTATAGACCTTGCACAACAACTAAACGAATTAAAATTTACCGGAGGCGAGCCGACTACTAGCAGTGTGTTCTGGAACATAGTAGATTCGATTGACAACAAAAGTAAAATTAAACTACACTTAACAACAAATGGTACTAAATTTAACAATCGTTTTTTGGAAACTGCAGCACAGTTCGGTTCTCGTCATTTTACTTTAAGTGTTGATGCTACTCGTAGTACATATGAATATATTCGATATCCATTTAGCTGGAGACAATTAGAAAAAAATATAGAACACCTGTGCGATACTCAGGATCCTAACACAACAGAAATACATATGTGTTCTGTACTTACTGTTTATAATATGATTAATATAAGAAATTTAGTAGACTGGATACATCAACACAACTGGTATAATGAACACAAAATTACATGGAAATGTATTCCGGACCCACACCCATATAATAGTTGCTTAGACGTAAAATGGTCTGATCCCGAATTAATTGAAATTGCCTGGATGAATATGAGTGTAGCACTAGAAGATGCAACAGAATACACTCGCCCTGCACTACAAAAAACCTGCAACTATCTTACTAACTGTATGAAAGCTGTACATGACGTAGAACTTGTAAATCAAAAACGCCAACAGCTAAAGCGTGACACACTAACACTCGACATTGTACGTGAACAAAACTACGAAGAAATATTGTATCCGCAGATAGCAGACTTTATCTCAAATATTCGAATGACGGATGAACCGCCCAAGCGTTAATGTTACGTGAACGACTAACCGATTCCATATATTCTATTAAAGTATGATGATGATCTTCATTGTAAACAGCACGACTTGCCATATTTTCTAATTCTCGGAAGCGATCAGTTAAATTAGGCCAAAGTGATTTACATGCATCAAGTTGGTGCAGTGCATAATCAATTGCAACAGGTGGCATAGCACGTAAACTAAAGTGCTTAGGTTTTGTACATTCGTTAAAAACTATTTTTGTACGTGGTATACGTTCTCTAAATTCCGAAAACCATTCTGCCCAACTACGGACTGTTAATATGTTAAATGGTTGTACAACAATGTTTACATTCATATCATCATACAACTGTTCTTCTATTGCAGTATCTATGTTGTCTTGTATTGTATGCCAATCTGCAGGGTAACGTATAAACTCCAAGATAGGCCCAGTAGCATCTAAACTTAGTGTTACACATATACGTTTAAATCTTGGTTTATACTTTCGCAAAAACGGCAACATGCGAGTAGCATTTGTTGTAACCCAAAGTTCGGTCTCACTTGTATTTGTTAAACTGTCTAAGAATTCTATACACTTGGGATCAATTGTAGGTTCACCACCTGCTACTTTTAATACTCGCAAATTAGATAAGTCTACAGGAACATTTACTGTTGTGTTTTCAAACTCACGTGGTGCATCTTTAAAGAACTTTTCCATCTCAGGATTACTGCGAACATAACTTTCAATTTTACTACTGTCTAATGGGCTACACATATTACATTGTAAGTTACAGTAATTGCTTGTACGTACATCAGCATATACTATACCATTGGATCCATAATTATCTCGGTATTGATCAAACTTTTCTCTAAGTGTAGTTTTATGTAAACTTTGCTCTTGACATATACTACAGTTTGGTATATAGTCATCACTGGCTGCGATTTGTTTAGCAGGTATACTGGGATCATAATCTTCAGGTGCCCATGTTTGTTGATACTGGCAGCATGGCGAAATACGATTCTGATTGGTTCTATAGAATATGCCTATGTCCGGAGCACTACATTTCATATTAGTTCCTTAGGTATTAAAAATTCTTGTTCGACCCAGTCTGCAACTAGTTCACTTCCTTCGACTCCAAGATGTCCAAAATCGTCTATTTGTAATTCTTCGAATCTATCGATTAAATCCTCTATACAAGGATAGTTTATAGGATCTTCACTGCGCCATTTAAATCCAAAATCAACTTTACTGTGTAGATTTTCTACTACACTTTCATAGTTGATATAATGAAACTCATTCGGAATTTGGGTAAAATATTCTCTGATGAAAGGAACTTTAGGTTTACTATTTCCGGGCCATCCAAATCTCGGAGTACCTAGCCAGCCACTACTAGAAAAATCGCATAACAATTCTAATTCATTACTATTCCAGAATGTATAATTATCACTACGAGATACTAAACAATGGTTTATTTCATCCCATGCGTTCTCTGGCGGCCACAGTGTTAGTCGAACAGGACTAGTATACTGTATTATACAATAATCGTACAATTCGTTTATTGTGGCGCATTGATACATAAAGCTACTCCACTGTATACTACTACCCCCTTTGCTAAGATCTAAGAAATTTAAATGAGGATGTCTTTGACTGAGTATCCAACTCCAGCTATTCTCATAAGGTTGTGTATGTCCTTGGGTGAAACTACATCCCAGTGTTAGAATTGTCGGCATATGTTATCTCATTGTGATAGGCACGATTTTTAGCACAAGTACGTATGCAACGGCTTATGTGTAAATTGTGTCTTGGATCAAAACTATCTGCTAGTGTTTGTTGATAATAGTCAGTATTTAATATGTCCTCGATACTGTGTTGATTTAAATTATTCCAGTCATTTGGAAATACACTATATTTGTCTAATATATTATCTTTATTTTTAAATGCACTATCCCATAAAAAACAACAAGGCCAAAGTGTACTATTTGCTGTTACAAAAATTTCCTTATCATGGTAAAATTTACAACTAATACTATCAACAATTTCTTCGATTTGTGCTTGACTTTTATTTTCTTGTTGTATAAATTTATCTAACTCTTTTACAACTTCTATTTTACTATGTGCTTTCGCTCCAGTTGTAGTAATAACTTTTTCTTCTGTTACAACTTTTTTCTGTTCATGATCTTTCTTTTTAATTTTTGCGACCCAATCATGAAATGTATTACGCATTCCTGTCCGAGTAGCAAATCTAAAGTCTAGTTCTTCTGCACGTTTCCGTGCTGTTTCCAATTCATGTTCATTATGATCAAATACAATATAAATCCAGCTAGCTTCTGCACGTGAACCTGTGCTATGTCCGCCGTCACTGTATGCTTGCATGTTTCTGTCAATTACATCATACACTGTGTTTACACGATAGATATGGTTTGTTTCTCTATGGCCGTCTACACAAAAATGAACCTTTAACTGATCTTTATCATGTTCTCCACTTAGTCGACCGAGTTCATGCCACCAGTCTGCACTATTACGACCGCCATTGGTACTATAGTGTACACGACCGCCGTGTTCTAATAACCATTTAGTTATTTCCATACAATCTGGATTTACAATAGGGTCTCCCAACACACCGCATAATTTAAATATCTTGTTTTCAATATGTCTATGATCCGGAAACCAAGTTTTAATTTGTTCTATTGTTAAGTTTTTAGGCTTTATTAGATCTATGTTTTGTGTTCTTGCACACCCAGGACAGGCTGCATTACAGTCACTTGATATTTCAAGTTCTACTCTTTCGATTTTATCTATATTCATATTAAATACTCTGTTAATGATAAATATATTTATGCAATACGATAACGAAGAAAATAAAGGTATGACGGGACAGGAACGTCACGATTACTTAACAAATAAGTATGGCAAGAATTTTTGTTCTAGTCCTTGGAATAGTTTTCACGAAGGCCCACAGGGATTGGTAAGCACTTGTTGTAAGACCAGAGTTCCGATTGGATGGTCAAATAAACAATCATTTGAAGAAATGTATAATAGCGACCATGCAAAGGACACAAGAGCTAAATTTCTCAGAGGCGAAAAGCCAGCACAGTGTAGGGGATGCTGGGTACAAGAAGTAAACGGAGATGTAGCATTTAGTAGATTAATGGGAAATGCTAATACTAATCTCGACGAAATAGAAAGTTTGGTTGCGGCTACAGATGAAGACGGCACATTACACGAGCATAAGCCGTATTGGTTAGACTTTTTGTGGACAAACAAATGTAACTTTGCGTGTTTAGGATGCACACCTGAACTTAGTACTACTATTAACAATAATTTTAAAAAAGAATTTTCAATTCTTAATAGAAACGAATCTGAGTATTTCCCTCATATGAATGAATGGCAAAATAGCGGGGCAAATAAAGTACAGTACGTATTAGATCACGCTGACACTATACGAAATATTCACTTAAACGGAGGTGAGCCTTGGTTAAGTGAAGAAACATATGAATTACTTGAAGAATTACTTAAACGTGGATTACATAAAAAGATTTATATATGGAGCCATACAAACGGAAGTATTACTAAAGGATACAAAGGTGTTGACATAGTAAACGATTATCTTGTTCATTGGGGACATCATAATATGGCAAAAGTTATCATGAGTAGCGACGGCTACGGGCAAAGGGGTGAATATATACGATGGGGATACAAAGATAAAAAATGGTTAGAAACATATAACAAGGTACGTGATGCAAAACTAGTATTAAATATCCAAACCTGCTGGAATGTATATAATGCTCTTACAATTGCAGATATAGGAGAATGGTATATAGATAATTGCCCGCCCGACTCTACACCCGGAATGCAACAAATAGTAGATGGTTCACTGACAATATGGGATAATCAAACAACATCTCCTAATATGCTACACTATATACCAGAACTAGTAGATCAAGCAAAAAATCAATTGATAAAAGCAAAAAATAGTGGGAAGCATCCAAAAAGTTGGAACTTGTATTTAGATAGATGGATTAATTGGTTCAATAAAGAAGACCCTAATCATACAGAAGATATGGGAAATCTTAAAGCATGGTATGACGGAAATAACGCATTAGATGCAAAAAGAGGAACAAATTTTATAAACACATTTCCAGAACTTGCCCCTCTCTATGAAAAAGCACAAACTATTAGTTAAACTGCTCTGCAAACGGATCAAATTCTGTACCGCATTTCATAGCACAAACACCTAACTTACCATTGGCTAAACTTTCTTTTGTCCAACTTTCTTCGATGCTCTGTAATATACCACTTCCAAACACATCTTTTAATCCGTGCTCTAGTGCACTTATTCCTAGTGTACCTCCTGCACGATCAATATGATCCCATATTTGTTCTATACGATAGTCTTTATGCCACCATTTGTACATGCGTCCAGCAGTCCAACAGCAAGGCATCAGCAATCCTTCTGCTGTAATAAAGATGTTTTTTTCCTCTGCTACTTTACACTTAATACTGCAACTATCGTAATAGTCTTTCATACTACCATATGACTTTTCGATTTCTTTTTGTTTTAATAGTGCCAAATTTTGATTTTCAGTCTTAGTCGGCTTAGCAATAGCTTGTGTTTGTTCGCCTTTACGATTACGTGCTTGATGTACATCTTTTTGCTTGCTACTTGCTGTAAAGAATCGTGCACTTTTTTTCTTCTGAAAACGTTCGACACCCCATTCATTTGCAAGTGCTTCTGCTTCTTCGACCTGATGCTCATTATGTCCAAATATAATATAATCCCATCGTGCTCGGCCGCCTGCATCAATGAACGCTCGCATGTTACGTTCTACGTTAGCCCAGACAACATTCTGCCTGTATAGATGATTAGTGTCACTAAGACCATCCACACTAAAAATAACAGTGCCCATTCTACCAAAGACTTGGGCCAATTCACGCCACCACGTTTCATCTTTTGCTCCTGCATTTGTATTCATACTCAACCACATATTAGGGTTGTGTTCTCTAAAATAACGGAATACTTCTAGTGTATCTCGTGCAACAATAGGATCACCTAAGTTACCGCACATATACATTGTTTTTAATTGTTTTATAAATTCCGGCTGAAAAATATTCATACAATCTTCTAAACTGAGTTCAGCATTTGTAATATGACGGTTGTCTACACCACCGTTTTCATTTCTGTCGCACATAGGACACGCTGCTTGACAACGCTGTGTAATTTCCAAATGTACCATTTCTATATCATGATAACTATACATGTAAAATTTTCTCTATTCTGGGTAGTAAAAAGTTGTTTAGTAATATGTTGTTGCCTTCAATATCAAAATGATACCCATCATCAATGCAATAGTTTAAAAAATCAGTCATGTCTTCACTTAAAATAAAATCTAAGTATTTTCGATTTTTATTTGTATCGCTTTCTGTTTGACCTCGATGATTAACATGTCTATATGCAATGTAAGGAATTTCATTTTCTTTGCATAAATCGACCATTTCTTGTTCCATCATTCTAGAAAACTCCATTGACAACGGACCACATGTAGATAAACCATGCAACATATTTTGTATATATGCAGATTTTATTCGACTTGAAGAATCTTTTAAAGATAATAGTGCTGCATTGAGATGAATAACCCCCATGGAATTAAAATTATAAGTATCATAGTCGCTTTGAGAATCGTTAAAATCGTATTCATAATAATTTTCAGTCTGACAATACCCACCTTGTTTAAGATTGTTGTTCAAATTAAATCGATAAGTTTCTTCGTCTTTAATAAATGTTTGTCTCATTGATGTTGTGAATTGTAATATGATAAGTTTAAGATCTGTTTTATCTTTAAGTAATTCATGTTTGAGTTGATATAGTTGATTTTCCAAGCTACTACAATACTGAGATAAGTTATCAACTGAAAACGGCTTTTCAGCTTCATTTAATTTTATTTGCAACATTTCAGGCCAACTAATATAAATATCGTCATCTGTACGACTAAATGCTTTGCTAAAACTACATCCTAATACTATTATTTTATTCATTTAAAATCAACTCGACGTCCATTCCAGGTCCTGTTTTACTAGGTAAATCGCCGTACTCGTCGACATACCATTCAATAACTGCTTTGTACCATAAATGACTATTGTGATGTGCAAGTTTATTAAACTTGTAGATATTATTATTTGTCGCTTGCATTGTACTTAATGCACGTGCACTTTCTTTTTGTAATTCTCTTACTGTAAAATCGTCTAAATTCATTTTCTTCCAATCAACATAAATCTGTTATATAAAAACGTATCCAATGTACCTTTATAATATACTTCGCTCATTGGATATTTTTTTAGTGCAGCGTTTTCATCTTCAACGCAATTTATATGTTGTTCATTGTCGAAATAATCATTTGTTTGTAAACAAATTAATTTACCATCTGGTATATTATGAAACCATGTTTCGTCCATGTGCTCACAACTGGTATTAATGATTAAATCTGTATCAATTTCTTCAGAAACATGACGACCAAAATCATTTAGTACCTGATGATATACACTATCTCCGTGCCATTTTAATTCGCCAACATCTTTAATAACAGTTTTGAATTTCCATGAATCGATTACTTCTTTATAATTAAATGTATCGGCGATGCCTGCCGCTACTTTGTCAAGTTCATAATTTCGATATCTTTTTATGTTGAACTCTCTATTTAACAATTGATATATTGTTCCGTACCAGCCGCCATAATGTGCTACTTCATCAAAATTATTTGCAATTTTTTTAAGCTCATCTATCATCCAAAATTTGCTCATCATTTGTCCACGACTAAAATGATCATTGAAATTAAATAACGCATGATAAGTTATTGCAGTTGCACTTATTCTTTTTAAATATTCGTCGTTAATACTATGTGAAATATATTTCATCACTTTACGATTATTTAAATATTCATATGATACATGATAACTAAAAATTGTATTAAGAAATTCGTGCGTTTCTTCTACATATCCTCTTTGAATTTCATGCAATACTAAATTACGAAGTTTATGTATAGATCCACGTACTATACATTCTTTTATGTCATGAAAAAGAGGAGATAGATCAGGCTGATATCTATCAATATACATTTCGATACCGTTAAGCCATAAAAAATCATCATTTGTTTGATTCATTAAATTGTTCCTTTAACCAATCAAAATCATTTATGTATCCTAATACTTTTGGATTATTTTTGTATACAGTTCCAAAATCTCTTCCTTGCTGCGCACCCATGATGGCATATTTTCCATACTCACGCTTTTCACCTCGACTACACCATATATCCAGTCTGTACTCATTATCTCTGTTGTCACCGTTAGGAATAATAGCACTCGCAAGTTTAGTACATTCTCTAAATGCACTTTTCCAAGTATCAAAAGGATTTGTATTAAATGCCGTTACATTTGATATTTGAAACTTAGGAACAAATGTACATCCAAGTGTAGTTGTCATATCTACATTCCAGTGTTTAGCATCTAACAGTGCTTTACGTGGAAATAGCTTTGCTCCTCCATATCCATACAATAAATCGTTAATAGGATTACGACTACGCCAAACATACACACAGTCTGTTTGTGGGATACTTCCATATTCGAACTTAGAGCTGTTAGGTCTAAATTTAAAGCTAAATTCTTCTTCCATAACAGCATCAGCATCAATTACATAAAAATGACTGGTCTCTGCTATTTCAGCTGCAGCTTTGTGTGCTTCAAAAATACCTTTAACACCTTGTACACGCTTTGCGTGAGGTGCAAACATTTGTAGTATTTCAAAATTTTCATCAGCAGTTTCTTCATGATAGCTGATTTGTATTACATCCAACAATGTATTCTCCATTGATTCTTTATTATATTTTATTTTTTTAAAAAAGTCAAACATAAATTTTTTTACTCATATATAAAAGGATCTTGCTTTCGCAGTTCTTCTAATCTTTTTTTCAATCGTTTGCGTTCTTGATAACGAGTGTAGGGAGATATTATCCATCTCCAGATTCTGGTAAACATATTTTAACTCCGTATTTTTCTTTCCATCGAGTTGCATCTTCTCTAGTATTAACTAAAGGTTCGCCTTTAATGTTCAGACTAGTATTTAACAGCACAGGGCAGCCTGTTTCTTCATACCATCGTTCTAGCAGTTTTCTAAAGCCCATGCTTTGATCAATAGGAACTGTCTGAACCCTAGAGCTGCCGTCCCTGTGTACAATAGCTGGTAATCCAGAATTTGTGCAAGTCGACGTGTATTGCATAAAAGGTCCAGTTCTTCCTTTGAAATAATCTTTGGCATACTCGGCGAGGATCGCTGGAGCAAAGGGTCTGAAAAGCTCTCTGTGTTTGATGTCGTTGACTCTGTCTTTGATCTCTGGTCTTCTTGGGTCTGCGAGTAAACTCCTGTTACCAAGAGCACGAGGACCAAACTCAGCACGACCAGCGGCAACACCCACAATACCCGTTGTAAGTAATTCTTGTAATAGTTGCTCAACTGGATAGTCTCCTTCTATATTGTGTCCTGTATAAGCATTTGGAAACTCCATAAATTCTCGTTTATGAGCAAGCACACATCCTATTGCACTACCTGCATCTCCAGGATTTGGCATTATCCATACCTCTTTAAAGTACTTATATGCGATACTGTTAGCAACACAATTAAGTGCACA